TAGAATTGTAATACTGCGTAGTCATAACGTAATGTACAAGTTATGTCTACAGGTTCACTAACTGACCAATCCAAATCTCCAAAATTTGCAGATTGTATGTAAGCACCTTTTAGGTCCCACTTTTCAACAACATCACCAACAGGTCCAAGTAATTGGAATGTCACATTCTTTTTATAGAAGTCAGAGTATCCGTCTCTTCCTGTTACTGATTCGTGTCCAAGTCTAATCCACTCAATTACTGCTTGAGCACCACTTGGTACGATAGGGTCATAAAGAGTAATGTCTAAGGGCTGCCAAGAAGCTTTCCCTTTTACATATCGCTTAACATTAATATGATTTAATTCAATCTCTTCAAATTCTATTGATGGACGATTAGCCGCTCTAATTAAGAAACTCGGTACACCTTCGATTTCCATGATAAAACGATTTTTCGTTTTAGGCTCGAAAGGTGTAAAAAATATTTCGTTAGCTCCAATCAAATCAGGCATCTGTTTTCTCCTGTTAAGTTTATTGTTCTATTATAAATATATAGAAATCACAAAATCGTATAAAAGAATGTATTTCTTTTTTCTTAGTTTTTTCTTAGTTTTATTTTCCAAGAAAAAAGGGGCTCGTTATGAGCCCCTCAGTTCTTTTAACCTCCCTTATTATTCGGGAAATGCTGCTCCTGTTGGCAAGACAACAAAGTCAAGAACAATAAACTCAGCAGTTCTTGTAGGCTGTACGAAGATTTGACCAACTAATTGGTTTCTATCTACTACTTCAGGAGTATTATTGGTATCATCCATTACTACTCTGAAAGCCGAAAGACCTGAACGTTGTTGTACTGATTCCATATAAGGATTGACAATGTTCAAGAAACGATTTCTTGTTGCCGCAGTATTTTGTTCGAATACTAAGAATCTTGAAGATGAAGCAATAAACTTCTTCAAGTTAATTAATAATCTACGAACATTTACTCTGTCAAGAGCAGATGGTCTTGATTGTAGAGTTTTCTGACCAAATGCTACAATACCCTGTCCTGGGAAAGAAGCAATAGGATTAACTCTACCATCGTATAATTCATCTCTCTCTGTGTGTGTCAAGATTCTCTTAACATCCTGCGCAGCTATCAAACCACGATTAAGACCTGCGGGAGCAAACCACTCTTGGCCTATACTATCGTTGTTAGCATATGCACCTGCCATTACTACTGATGGTGGTACCCAAATTACACCGCCACCACCTGGGTTTTGTATGCTCACCCAAGGAAAGTAAGTAGCTACATAGTTGTTATCGATACCTGATACATTACTAACTGCTTGAGATACCGTAGCACCCCAACGTGAACCATCCATAATATAGAAAGCGTCTCCACGACTCTTAGCTATACTCATTGCGTTATTACTAACTGAAGGATGATACTCGTGTATGATACCTGGAGTGATAATCATATTGATATCAATTCTATCAGGGTCTTTAATTGTACCTAACGCTTGATTATAAGCAACTGAACCACTATCAGTAGAGGTTGCTAAATTAAATCCTTGCGAGTTACTTGATACAATGTCGCCATTGAAGTATATGTTACGAGCAGGATTCTCTCCATCAAAGCCCCACTGAAAAGGAACTTTAAATCTACGTTGTTGTACGTGTGTACCTGAACCCAATGATAGATTTGTTGAAGCATCAGCAAAACCTGTAGCTCCGCCTGAAGTACCTTTCATATCTTCAAGAGACATTGTAGGATTAGCTCCTTCGGTTGCTGTAGCAGGTATAGGAGATAAGTATGCTTGATTTAACTTGTTAGCAGTATTAAAATCAAAGCCATAGAATTTACCTAAATCGACATTTCCACTTGCATCATCAATGCTTCTGTGAAAAGAAGCGGATGGTACATTTATGCCACCTGGTCCTGGATTAAAAACACCACTATGTCCCATCGGTGCTGTAGATTTATCTAAAGATGGTAATATAGAGTAATCACCTATTCTGATAAAATCAGATTTGTTTCCAAAAGCACCATACTTTGTAAGATTACCTTGTGAATCACAAGTTTCAAATCCATCACCGATTTTGTTAACAACATAGCTGTTACTTTCAGGGTCTAAACTACACTGCGAAAAAGTTTCTACTTCAGAATAGCTATTTGCGTCTGCATCAAATAGATAAACAGATAAATCAAACTGAGCATATCCTGGAGCTACGTTAGCACTATTAGCAGCTTTTACGTTTTGAATAGATATGTGATAATTTTTATTCATATCATCGCCATACCCACGTGTATAAACTCTGAACAAGTTCTTTCTTGCGCTTCCAAACTTTTGTGATTGGATATAAGGTGTTCTTGCTACAGAGTAAGAACTATTACCTGTCCAAGTACCTGCATTACCATTAGCACTATATGTCTGTGAACCGCCTGATAAATCAAGTGTATGAAAAGACATCGATACAGATGCTGTTGGTGCAGGATTTAAAACGTTACCTTCAGAGTTATAATCTTTGTATAAATAAACTGAGTTGTTTGTATCTTGTGCTGATACACCAATAGAGTTTGTACCGGAATCAACACGAAAACCTTCAATAGTTTCTAAAGAAACATCTGAACCTGAAACAAACAAAGCAACATCAAGTGATGCAGATGCTAAGTTTGAAGAACCTGATGCATAGTTTACTACGTGACTAATTCTTGATTGACTTAAATCTCCTGTTCCTGCACTTGCTTTATTTGAAGGTACTAAAGTCATTAAGACTCGACCATTATTAGGTCCTGTTCCTTCACAAAGGTTGAGTGCATCAACCTGATATCCTCCTATGCCTAATACTCTAACAATAGTAACACTCGGAGCTCCATTATCAAGCATACGTTCTGCTGCAATACTTGTATAATAAGGTCTTGTTCCGCCTGTTGGTCCAAACTTCTTTTTAAGGTCAGATGTACTTGTTACTACGGTTGGAGTAAATGCAGGGCCTCGTAAAGTTGGTCCGACAATCGCCGCTCCAATTTCTGCTACACCCTGAGGCAAGAATGATAAATCTTTTTCCCGCGTAAATACACCGGGACTTACAATTCTTTCTGCCATTATATTCTCCTATGAAATAAGGTTATTGTTAAACATATATAAATAGTTGAGAAAAATCCCAAACGTTATATTTATAGTGTTATTTTTTATCTACAGGTATAAAACTTCCTGTTTTTGGGTCAAGAGTGCCTTCACCGTACTTTTCACTAAGTGTTTTTACTAAGTCTTGCTCGGTTACTTGATTCTGTTTCCATTCTTTTCTAATTTCAGCTTCTCTATCTTGAATAGCGAGTATTCTGTCATCTACTAAAATCTTTTGAACACTAAGATTGCCTAATTCAGTTTGAAGTGCATTATATTTGTCAGCAACATCATTTATTTGTTTTAGTTCTTCTTCTGAGAACTTTTTTTCTTCAGCCATTTGACTTCTCCTTAACTAATTTGTTATATGTTTTTACCCATTTATCTTTATAGTGACCATCCCACGTTTTATGCCAAGGCCCACCACGTGTATAATGTATAGCTTTTGGGTCTACGTTGTCATTATACCAACCTTCTAACCAATTGAAAGTTGCTGGTATTTCTCCTACACATTCATCACTTGTCCATTCAAATCTATGCAACCATTTTGCGTCTTTTTTGTTAATATTTTTCACACTTAATTTTTTAATATCAGGATGTTCACAATTAAACAACATTAAACTTGACCAATTCTTTCTTGGATAATGTGTTTGTGCTTTACCATCCATCTTTGTACTTTCAGGTGGTGTATAATTATGTTTTACACACATAACAGAATACTTACTATCATAATAATCTAATAATTCATTAACATCGCACTGCCATAAAAAATCAGAATCACAAAATAAAGCTAATCCTTTATAACCATTAAGATACGGAGTTAAAAATCTACTATAAACAAACTCTGTACTTGATAAATAGTCAGTTCCTCTCCAATATAAGTCTTTTCTTTTTAGTTCTGAAACTATAATTGGTTCTACTTCAATATTTTTGTTATATTTTTGTATAGAATACTTAGAAACTTGGTAAGGTGGATTTACAACATCTGAATATTTTTCAGAATAATCTTGTCTACTATCATATCCTATATAAACGTTCACTTACTTAATCTTTTTGCTTTTTCATTTTGTACTTCAACATATGAATCTCTGTGCCAAGCAGATATTTCTCCTATTTCAATATGTTTAGGTTGAGTAATACACCAAATAACAATATCAGCTATCTCTTTGTAGGTCAAACTTGACAAATCTGATTCAAGTAGTCCTGGATTTACATCAATTATCTTACATTTCTTATCTGTGTTAAATCTTAAATTATGTGAAAGATGAGATAATGATGCTTTTGAAGCAGAATACATAAATCCTTTAGATATGTTATCGTACTTTGCTCTACTAATTATATTTACAATAGTTTTGTCTTCATATTTCCACTCTTGAAACACTTCCATTAACAATCGAGTTTGGTCAAAGAATGGATGTGCATTATTTATAAACAAATCAAATTTATGTATTTCATTAATAATTTTTGCTCTGTCATACCTATCTGAAACATCATAATCATTACTTGATGAAAATCCTTTTACATCACCAAAACGATTATATAACTCTTTTCCGAGTCCTTTAGTGTGACCTGTTATTGCTACTCTCATAATACTCATTAATTAAATTAAAACTTGGCTCTCCAAATAAGTCACCTTTTACTGAACACGTATTACACGGGCTGTGACTTCTATCTCCTACTGAAAGTCTATCACGAACTTTTTTCATCTCTTCACCCATCCAAACATCCATAACAGAACTTTCAATTAAATTACCTACTATTATTTCTCTACCCCAATCATTAGAACAAAACAATACATCACCATTCCAATCTACAAACATTTTATAATAAGGATAGTGACATTTTGTTCCTTTTAAATTTTCAATATCATCTTCATCAAATCCTATCCAATCTATAAGTCCACTTCTATTATTAACAAACAATCCCCATTCATCTTGTGTGTGATGCGCACGTAATTTGTAGTTGTCTTCAGATATACCTGCTTCTTTCATTATCTCAACAAAAGGTTCTATTTGTTCAAGACCATCGTATAGATTTATGTATAACATATCCATACCACTTTCATATATTTCAGTAACGGTCTGTTTATTTAAAAAATCACCATTAGTGTTACACTCAAATACATTATTAGGCAATTCGTTTCGCATCGCTTGAACAATTTCATTAAATTGTTTATTTAAAAAGTTCTCTCCAAATCCACTGAAAGATACTCTTCCAAGATAATTAAAATCTGCTAATCGTTTTGCTATTGTACTTGCATCTTCTATAGTTGTATTTAAATTTCTATTTGGATATACTTTAGGGTCGTGACGTGGACAGAAAACACACGTTCTATTACATAATTCTGTAAGATTCATCTCAACCGTTAAAATACTATGCAAAGGATTCTTAGTATTTTCAATTAATTGTAAGTGCTTCTTCTCTTGGTCTTTTCGATACTGAAGAAAACTATGTTTATCATCAATTTTTTTCATCAAGAATCGACTTCACGAATAGCATCTGTGTAAATTTTTTTATGTTTATGTAACCAACCATCGTATTTTATCATTTTTTCTTTTAAATCAGACAACACGTTCCAATTCAATTTTTTATCTTCTTCTAACTTTTTTATATAATTAAATTCTAAGTTTTTATTATGTGGATGTGTTATACCGGTCTTCTCACTTCTAATTGGAAGATACCAACTAAATGGTTTGTTGACATTCTTTTCATCTGCAGGACCTCGATGTACATTTGTTACTTTTCTAAAAAAATCAAAACCTATTATGTCTAAACTTTTGTAAGTTTTTACTTTTTTTAAGAAATACAAAATAGTCATAAATCCGCCGGATGGTCTTTGTGAGTTTGCAGGCCCTTCTATTCCGTTTCCAAATCCTCGTAAATAATTTAAATCGTTTAATATTTTTATTATTTCTAAATCATTAAACATATCTATTTTAGGAATTTGTGGTAAACTTTTTTCCCAAGAAACTATAGAGTCTACATCTAACAATTTAGTTCGTACTCTATTAAAAATCACCATAGTATCTTTAAATTGACCATTTATGAACTCATCAACAACATCATTATAACAATGTAATCTAAAAGTACCTGTAGACCATATATCAGTTCTACTACCAAGATTTTTATGATATTCTTCACCACGTGAGATTGCAGCACCTAAATGTACAACAATATCAAAAGAATCAATGAAGTCTCCATACTCGTACTTCATCATTTCTACTGAATTTCCTACAATGATAACTCTTTTATCTTTTACAAGATTTTGAATAGGAATTGTGTACACTAAGCACCGCCTACAGATTCTCTCTCAATATCATCGTGATTCAATTCAACCCAATAAAATTCATAACAGATTGTTTTTGCGTTTGCTTTAAAACTATGGTATTCACCTGGTTTTGCAATCGTCATATCACCTGCCTTGAGAATCGTAGTATCTACTAAATCGTAATCGTTCTTATAAATTATAATTTCTAATTCACCAC